TGTCCGCCATGCTGACGATGGGTCTGGTGCCTTCGGTGTGCGTGCGCATTTCAACGGATCGGGTGGATACAGCCCTGGAAATCTAGACATTGGTAACCAAGGCATAACACTGACAACTATCCCAAGAGGAAGTTCGGTGAGCGTTCCAGAGGGATTCATTGGCAATCAAGTAGATATCACTATTGATAGGAAATTAGCTGGTGCCACGCACACACTGCGCTACGCTTGGGGCAATAAGCAAGGTAAAATTGCTGACAATGTTGGGACATCGTTCAAGTGGACAATCCCAGCGGATTTTGCCAACGACATACCAGATGCAACAACTGGCCGAGGCACTATATATGTTGATACCTATGTAGACGGCAAATTGATCCAGACGCAGTCAGCAACACTAACAGCAAGCGTTGTCACAAACAACATGAAGCCATCGTTCACTGGATTTATTTTGACAGATACAAATCCAACGACTCAAAGGATAATTCCAGAGCCAACACATTTCGTGTCCATAATGTCACTTGTGAAGGTCGTTTTCAACGGGGCGCAAGCAAAGAATGGAGCTACGATAGCTGGGTACTACGCTGAAATTGTTGGTGCTAGCAACTCTGTTTCAACGAACGGTGGGGTGTTCCGTGAGGTCGCTGTAAATAAAGACACTCAAATGACCTTGAGGGGGAGAGTTCAAGATTCTCGTGGGATTTGGTCTGATTGGAAAGAGGTTAAAATAACATTTCTATTCTATTTCAGCCCAACACTGAAATTTGAGGTTGTCAGAAGTGGTTCAAAGTCAGACACGCTAACCATCAAGAGGTTCGCTAAAATAGCACCTCTTAGCGTTAATGGTGTTCAAAAAAATACCATGAAGCTGACTTTTACAACAGCAAAAGTTGGAACAAGCAATGTTGTAGCAGATAATGGGTCGGCTGGTGGTGAATGGTCAAGCATTTCTGAATTTAAGGCATCTAATGCAAATTTGGGCAAGGAATATCCCGCAGATACCTCATTCATAGTCACAGGCAAACTAGAGGACAGATTTTCAGACTCAAAATTCCAAGATACAGTGCCGACCGATAAAACTATCATGACCTATGATCAACAAGGCGTTGGTATTGGTAAATACCGTGAAAACGGGGCGCTTGATGTCAATGGATTAATTTATTCAGGCTCAAAGCCAATCCAGCACCACCGACTTACAGAAGTTCGAGGCGCTGCGATTATTGAATACAACAACACGAATCTTGACGATTACAGAACGACAGGTTTCTTCTCGGTGATGAGCACGATGAAGAATTATCCTATCAACAAGCCTAAACCTACAGAACAAGTAGGGTTCTTAGAAGTGATAGAGGGGCTGGGCGGTATCCATCAATCACTGACAACAAGTTCTGGCAGGTTCTTCAAACGAACCCTAACGCAGAATACCGTTGGGAGTTGGGTTGAGTTCGTGCAAACCAACCAACCCGTTGTTAAAAAAGAAATTTTAATAGGGTATGGTGTCAAAGCTAACGTGATTCGGAAAGGGGATGTAGCGACCTTCAGCTTAATCAGAGATATCCACTCTGTGTTAGAGGGAGAACATAGAGAGCTGGACGAAAAAATTCCAAATGGATTCAAGCCTTGTGTGCAAACTCACTTGGTTGTAAATAAAAATGCAGCTAATGAGCACAAAGGATGTGCAGTGTGGCACCTTGAACCGGATGGGAGTATGTATTTTTCAAACCCAAGTTTTGGAGATGCAGTCTACACAGGGACAGTCACTTACATAACCGAAGACGAATATCCAACGGTTGAAGAATAAAAAGAAAGGAAAATAATATCATGTCACTAAAAATTACAAAACAGCGTACAATCAATGCAGAATTTAATGTCGTAGAAGAAGGAGCAACAGTTCTGGTTAAACAGACTTACATCAGCATTGACGAAAATGCGGTATCTAGCGTCCAAGAAAATCTTCTTAACGCTGAACTCTATGCTAAATACCGCAAACAGATGCGTAAAGATGAGCAAGAGCTACGCAATCTTCGCTACAAAATTGAAGATGAAATCCTAGCGGAGTCTAACGATACAGGGGTAAGCAATGAACAATAAACCAGATGGGATTTTTGGGCTCTTTGATGTAGTCCGAGACTTCTATGCGCACGGTATTGATGAGCATCCATGGGTTCTCTTCCTCGTCATCGTCATCTTCTCAGACATTGCTGTGGGTGTATCTAGAGCTTGGGCTGCTCACGAACTTTCAAGTACAAAATTTCGCAAAGGAGCAGTCAGCCACACAGCGATGATTGTGTTTGTGGCAATATTCTATCCATTTGCAAATTTCATGAATTTGACGAGCATCGTTGACACTTTTATCTTCGCTATGATTGCAGCTTACACCTCTAGCATTTTGGCTAGTCTATCAGCGTTAGGGGTGGAAATCCCTTATATCGATAAGTACGTTAAGATGAACATTGATAAGGATAAATTTAATTTGACGCCTTCAGAAAAGAAAGAGGACCGACGAGAGCGATGAATGATATCATGACGAGCATCAAGCAAGTTGACGGCGGGTGTGTCATCAAATCGGGAGACACTGCATCAGTATTTGAATTTGAGATTTTGGGCGATGATGGCTTGAAGAAAGACTTATCTGGCACAGGTAAGCTTGCCATCTTCAATGCGAAAAAAGTAATTCTGTATGAAGATGTATCTGTAGAATCAGGTCGTTTCAACTTCAAATTCAAAGATACAGTAGATCCTGGTCGTTACAAGTTGGAATTAAAACTAGATGGGTTTATTTTCCCGACGGATGAATTTAAAATACGTGTTCGCCCGTCCTTTAATCCATCTGCTAGCATTCCAAGCAATACCGAAGACCCAAAATAAAAGCGCTGGCTGAGGAAGTACGGAAGCACTTAGACAGCGATACTGTAGATGAGCTTCCAGATTTAGTAGCTATATATAATTTAGCTAAAATTTGAAGGGAGAATGCATGGCTAAAAATAAATTAGAAGCTGTAGTGGTTGCAATCGGAACAGACATCAAAAATTTGCGCAAGGCAATCAATGACAAAGAGGCAGGAAGTGGAATCACTGAACAGCAACTAAACGAGGCAATCAAACAGCTAAAAGCGGAAATTCTCGGCGAAGGAGTTCCAGAGAATCTTGATACTCTAAAAGAGATTGCAGATAAGATTGGCACTCTAAATAGCGACACCAGTGAAGCAATCGTGGCTAAGTTGACAGAACTTGGTAAAAAGATTGACGCTGTGACTGATGTAGATTAC